GATGGTATTACTTCTGATATTGCAGAAGTAATGATAGATGGAATAGCTAAGTCAAAAGCTAACCCAACAACTGAAGATGCTTTTAAAGAAGCAATTAACTTAATTAGAGGAGAGTAAGATGGCTAAAATTATTTTAAATAAAGATACATGGACAAAAATTGATATTGAGTATGGAATTATACAATTTTTTAATTCTACCGCACTTTCAATTAATGATACACCAATGTCTAATGACTATTTAGTATATGAGGCTGGAGATATATTTAAAATTAATGGTACACAAGTATACTGTAAAAACTTAAACTCTAATATTACATCATTTATAATAGCAGAGGAAGAAAAACCTAGTACTGCTGGAGAAGTAACTCAGCATATTAAACATGCTGAGACAGGTGCTGAATTGTTTGCTCAATGGGGAAATTTTGCAGGTGTAAATACAGAGAATGGAGATTTTGTTACCTATGTAGCAGGGCTAAATGGTCAAGCAATTACAGCGTTAAGTGCAAGTCCATTAATTACTGGTGAGTCATATGTAGTTAATACTAATAAAGCTGTACAACAACCATGTGCAATGGAAGTTGCATGTTCGTTTGTTAGAGGTGGAGGTATTGGTTTTGCTACTGCTTCACTATTTGCTAATGACCCAGTTACTGGTGCTGACACAGTACCTACACCTATTAATATTGTATCATACTATCAGTCTTCTGCTGATGCTAGTGCTCCTAATACTGGTGTAGCGGGAACAGTATTAACTCTAAACTTAGAAACTCCTTTACCTTCTGTTGGTAGTAATCAAGCTGTATTTATAGGTGACTGGGTTAATATTACTGGTCTAGTTGATAACAGATTCAACTATCCTAATGCTTGTATAAGTTTCATAGACCCTACTAGGAAAATAATTTGTATTAAGTATAGTGATGAAGCTAATTTACCTTCTATTCTTAGTCCAGCATCTGGTGTTACTACACCAACACTAGGGACTGCAAAAGTTAATTTCTATAATAACTTTAGTGGAGCTAAGAACGCATTTGGTATTAAATTTACTGGCTCAGTAGCTACTAGTGCTGCAGTAGTAAGTATATTTGGTGGGGATGATAACCAAGTATCAGGAACATTAAATGGAGACCATAGAGTTACTCTTGCTAACTCTAACCCAAACTATATATCTGGCGGTACTATGGGGCAGTATGAAATTAAAGCAAATTCAAGATATAAACTAGTATGTACACCAGATGTTTCTCTATTAATGGATAAAGCAGAACAGAGTATGTCTTATTTTTCACCCAGAGATACCCCAAGAACAAGTGTTAAGCCAAGTACAAATGCATTACTGTATCCAAGATTCAGGTTATACAGACCTGTAAGTATGAGTAGACCAATTGCTAAGATTGTAAGTGCCGTAAAAGCTACAGCTAGTACCACTGCTACAATTACTACTGATATTGCTCATGGATTAGTTACTGGTAATTATGTAACAATTAAAGGAATTAGAGATTATGCTACTAACTTCCCTGCATTAGCTACACCGACTGTTGTTACTGTTATTAATGCAACTAGCTTCACAATTCCATTTGGTGCTGCAGCAATTGCTACAAGTTATGGGGGAAGTGTAATTATATCAAATGGTGGTAAAGACCAACCAGGGTATATTGCAAGTACTGTGCAAAGTGTTGTGTCTAGAATTGCTAACGGCAATAACTGGTTAGATGTGGTAGGTTCGGTTACATGGGCTGGATTAGTGAATCCTGGAGATTACATTAATTTACATGGATTAAGAAGTGCTGTTAATGGGTCGGATTTAGGATTAGATGGAGTATGGGAAGTTGCTCACATAGCTACTACTATAATGACTGTTAGACCTGTGTTTGATTTTGCTGGAACTAGAATGTCTCCTGCATTAGGTACATTGACATCTACAAACTGTGGTGGTACGGCGTTGTTAAGACAAACGTTAAGAGCACATGATTTAGCAGTTACTTCATGGAGAGAGTCAGTAGTAAGCATAGACGGAGCTGGTACTAATAGGCTTGATAAGGCTATACCTATTGTACATGCTAGTACATTAAGTATTTCAGGGAATGTTAATACAACTGAGACAGCACTATTAGCTTCATCAGTATCTGCTATAACTACAGTAGCTAGTGCACCAGTAGGTGTAGTACTTAAATCAACTGCTGGTTCTTTGTATCAGGTAACAGCTAGTAATACTACTGGTACTTTATTCCATATAAAGTTATATAATAAATCAACAGCACCAGTAGTAGGAACAGATATACCTATTATAACTATACCAGTACCAGCTAATACTTGTGTACCTATAGACTTTGGTAGGTTAGGAGCTAGATTTACTGCTGGTATTGGTTATTCTATAACTGGTGCTATTGCTTCTACTGATACTACTGCGGTACTAGCGGGGTCATTAGTTACTATTCAATATGTATAGGAGTATATAATGGATTTAATAGATAACATAGAGTTTACTGATGACAATGGTGTTATCTGGGTAACAGAAAGTTATGGTATTAATGGTGTAGTTAGTACTACAAATACCTATAGAAAGGAATAAGTAGTGGCAAATTTATATAAAGCACTAGAACTATATAAACAAGTAGAGTTTAGTAATAGACCTGAAAAACTATTACATAAAAATAAAGGTGAGAATGGTCTCACCTTTTTTGGAATTTATGAGGCAGCACATCCAAACTGGAAAGGCTGGAGTATTATAAGCTGAAAATATGTGTAATATGGCGCAAGCTATAGGTAAAATAGACTTATGGTTAGAAAAAATAACTATATCTGCTATTAGTACTAATACAAGTATAATACACTTAGCTATTAGATGGGTTGAGGATAAACAAAATGAAGGAGTATAAATGTTAGGAATTTTAAATAATATTTTTGGTAATGGTGAAGTAATTAAAAAGGGTTTAGATTTAATAGACGAAGCTTGGACTTCAGAGGAAGAAAAAGCAGATAATGAAGCTAAAATTATTGAAGCTAAAACAAATGCAAAAGCTACTTTATTAAATGCTTATGCACCTTTTAAACTTGCACAACGGTACCTAGCTATTATGTTTACTTTTGTATACTTATTTATAATGATAAACGGTATACTAGGTGCACTATATGGATTGGTAAATATGGAAAATGTTAGAGAAGCACTAAAGTTTGCTAATGAGATGTGGCTTGGTGAAATTATGATTACACTAGTTGCATTCTATTTTGGAGGGGGATTAGTTGAATCATATAAGAAGAAAGGGAAAGAAAATGTATAAATTTAGTAAAAGAAGTTTAGATAATTTAGCTACTGCTGAGCCAAAATTACAGCAGTTATTTAATGAAGTAATTAAAGAGATTGACTGTACAGTTATATATGGACATAGAACACCAGAAGAACAGTTTGAGCTATTTAAAAAGGGTAGAGAAAGAAAAGATGGTTGGTGGGTTAAAGTAGGTGCTACAGTTACTAACTTAGATGGTAATATTAAAAAGTCAAAACACAACTATTTACCAAGTAAAGCTGTAGATGTAGTACCATACCCCCTAGATTGGAAGGATATTGAAAGCTTTAAAAATTTAGCTATTGTAGTTAAGAAAAAGGCTGAAGAGTTAGGTATTGAAGTAGAATGGGGTGGAGATTGGACTTCACTTAAAGATTATCCTCACTGGCAAGTTAAATAAGGAGCTATTAAATGAGTGAAATAGAATATAAAAAAAGTTTAATTGGTAAAGAAGATTTACTATTAGGATTTGGAATAGTTAACCAAACTAGAGGTGGTAGTACGTTACCAATTAATAAAATTAACTCTAATACTATACCTTATAGCGTAGATTTATCTATAAAAGATAAACTAGATACTATAGACAGTACTATATCATTAATACCCTCAGTAAGTAGAAATACTATAGCACCTACAGATGGATTTTATGAAAAAGGTGATATAGTTTGGAATAGTAATCCAGCTCCATCTGGGTTTATTGGTTTTGTATGTATAGAATCAGGAACCCCTGGAGTATGGAAGTCATTTGGGGCAATAAGTTCTTAATATTTAGTGGTTAGTAAACTAGATATAACTTAAAGTTTAATACTAAGAAGCTTAGTATATACTAAGTAAAATAAAGGAGAATAGATGCAACTTAACAATTTTACTGGAGGTCTTAACTTAAGGTTATCACCTCACTTAATAGGTCAAAATGAAGGAGTTGTATATACTAATATAGATGCAGTTAAAGGAGCTCTTGCTCCTTTAAACTTAGATACTAATCTAGGTATACCAGTATCTAAATATATATATAACTTTAAAGATAATTGGATTAGCTCTAATAGCTATAAAGACTATGTAGAGTTTCAAGAAAAACTATACTATAGTGATGGGGTTAGTATTCCACAAAAGAGTATCAATGGTACTGTATATCAAAATCTAGGAATTAAAAAGCCTAGTAATAAGCCAACTATTACATTTAACTCTGGTACTACTCCATTTACAGGTACATATCAATATTGCTATACTTATTATAATAGTATAGATGGAACAGAGTCACAACCATCAGCATTTTCATTAGAGTTATCTGGTGCTGGACTAAGTATAAATGTAACTGTTATAGCTTCTACAGATAGTCAAGTAGATAAAATTAGGGTATATAGATTAGGAAATAACATAAGTTTAATGAGTTTAGTAGCTAGTATATCAAATATTTCACAAACTTATATAGATATATGGCCTGATACCTCTATAGATGGTAGTATACTAGATAGTTATAATAATGGACAAGCTCCAGTTGGGTTAAATTATTTAACAGAAGCAAATGCTATGCTATTTGGTGCTGTAAAGGATAAACTATGGTATAGTGAAGTAGCCTATGTTAACTCTTGGAATGACTTTAACTACATAGATTTTGACTCAGAGATAACAGGTATAGGAAATACACAAAATGGTTTACTAGTATTTACTAAGTATAAAACATATATAGTTACAGGTAACTCACCTAGTACACTAAGCAAGTACTTACTAGATGGTAAGCAAGGATGTATAAGTCATAAATCTATAGCGTTTGCTAAAAATACTTTAGTATGGGCATCTAGTGATGGTATTTGTGCCTCTAGTGGTGGAGTTATTGAAGTTATAAGTAGGGAAAAATTAAATAAAATAAATCTTACTAATATTAAAGATTCTATAGTACTTGAGGACATATATTATCTTAGTTATGATAATACTACCATTATGGCAGACTTTAGGTTTGGTATAGTATTTAGTAAACTAGATATTAGTCCAGATAGTTTTTTTCTATACTCAGATATAGTATATTATTCTAATATAACCCTACATAGCATGTTTACTAGTTTATTACCAAGAAGTTTAGAATTTACAAGTGGTTTATATAGTGATGGGTCTATTACTAATTTAAAGAATTATAAAACTTTATATATTAATAGTACTGGAAACTTAACACTTTCAACTTATATAAATAATACCTTAGTTAGCACGCAACAGTTAGTTAACGGAGTAGAAGAAATAAAGCTACCTCAACAATCTAGATTAGGATATAATATTAGGTTTAATATACTTGGTACTGGTACAGTAAATGAGATAGAATATAAAGCTGAAGGTAGACAAAATGGGAGGTAATACTTTTATTCAAGTACCTAATAATATAGATAATAGTATAACTTTAAAGCGTTTTCTTAGTAAATTAGTATTAGAGTTAGACGTAGCTTTTGGAAATAGAGGTAATAATAGTTTTACTACTAACTCCTCTTTATCTAGTATACTTAGTACACTAGATAAACAAATAAAGAGTATAGACGCAGAAGGTTTAACTTATATAAAACTAGACGGGTCTAGAGAGTTAACCGGTATACAAAGTTATGATACCACATTTGTATTTACCAATGCAAATGAGTTAATAACAAAAAGTTATGTAGATACTGAAGTACAAGAAGTTAAAGATTATATAGAGTCAGAGATAGTACTTGCTAAGGATTATACAGATTCAGAGTTAGTACTATTAAAAAATTATGTAGACACTAACTTTACTAATAACCCTATACAATTAGCTATTACTGATTTAGCATTAACTATTAGTAGTCCACCTACTCAAGCACAAGTCCAAAGTATATCTAATAAAGTTGATAGTATACTAGCCGCCTTACGTAGTTCTAATATTATAAGTTAAACTAATATATTAATATTTAAGCTAACTTTAATTTAAGTTTAGGTATAATTAAAATAAAGTAGGTGCAAATGATTAAAAATATAAAAGTAGCAGAAATACTGGAAGCAAGTAACTCTACAGAATTATTTAACTTATATTTTAATGAAGGTAGTAGAGGCTTATTACCTTCCTTAGATGTAAATAAATCAGTATTTTACGCTTTAGATTCTGCAGGATTATTAGACTGTTTTGGTGTGTATTCATTAGATACACTAGTTGGATTTGTTATAGCTTCAACCTCTATTATGCCACACTATAACTGTTTAGGAACTACAATAATGAGTATTTATGTACATAAAGAGCATAGAAAGTTTGGTGTAGCTAAGCAACTACTTACATTGGTAGAACAATGTGCAATAGATAGAGGGTCTAAAGCTATATTACTTTCCTCTCCTATAGAAAGTAAATTTGGTAAGTTTACTACCTTATTAGGTTTTAAAAAAACTAATGAATTTTATGGAAAGGTTTTAATATGAATATAATTGATACTTCTAAATGTATTCCAATGATGACTCTAAAACAAATAGAGCAGGCTAAGCAAGCTGAGGAGCATATAAGAACTCTAGACAGAATTAAGTGCATTACACAGCATACATTACATGCAGGTATATATAGTAGGACCTTATTTATGCCAAAAGGTAGTGTAGTTGCAGGTGTAATAATACAAGTTCCTACTACTCTTATACTTAGTGGAAAAATGGCAGTGTATATAGGTGATGATATTACTCACATAGATGGGTATAATGTATTACCAACTATTGGTGATAGAAAGCAAGTAGTATATGCTATAGAAGATAGTTATGCAACTTTATTGTTTAAGACAGAAGCTAAAACAATAGAAGAAGCAGAACAAGAAATGACGAGTGAGTATTCTAGACTTATGTCTAGATGTAGTGACTCAATTAATTTAGAAATAATAACAGGAGTTTAATATGAGTGGAGCAGCAATTGCAGGTGCCACAGTTGTAGGTGCAGGTACTAGCTATATGTCAGCTAAGTCATCTAGTAAAAGTTCAGCTGCAGCTACAGAGGCTGCAGCTAAGGCATCACAAATGCAAAATGATGCTAGTTTAGCACAACTTGAGTTTCAAAAACAACAGTATGCGGATTGGGAAAATATATTTGGTCCAATACAAGAAAATTTGAGTAGCTATTATAAGTCTATGAAACCAGATACACTATCTGCTATTGGAATACAAAACTTAGAACAAAGTTATAATCAAAGTAAAAAAGCACTTGATATAGGTTTAGCACAAAGAGGTTTAACAGGTAGCGGTCAACAAGCAGCAGCTTTAACACAACTTGAAACTAGTAGAATGCTTGGTAAAGCGGAAATTAGAACTAATGCACCACAACAAGTAGCTCAACAACAACTTGGGTTTTTAAGTGCTGGTTTAGGTTTACAGAGTAATGTACAACAAGGTATAAGTGGTGCATATACTAACCAAATGAATGCATTAGGTAATCAAGCTACTAACTCACTAAATCAGGCAAACAGTTTTGGGCAACAAGCAGCAGCTGGATATTCTGGAATAGGTAGTTCTATTGGTTCAGGTATTAATACTTATATGACTTATAATGCATATCAAAGTCAAAATAACTTAAATAATGCTCTGGCTAATAAAGTATCAACACCTAGTACTACAGGTATGCTTGGTAATAGTTGGTGGTAAGAATGAAAAAATTTATTAGGAGTTTATAATGGCTGGTGAATATGGTATAGGACAAGGTATAGTTCAAGGTATGCAGTTAGCTAATCAAGGTATGATGAATGTAGAATCTATACAAGCTAGTAGAGAGCAAAGACGTCAAAATGCTGAGAAAACAACTGCTTATCTTCAAACGGCACAAGTACAGCAAGAGGCATCAAGTGAACAACTTAAAATACTACAGTTTAAGTTTGATGAAATGCAGAAACAAAAAGCTAAAGAAGATAGCTATAATGCGTTTAACGCTTATGAAGAAACTGGTGATACTAAATATATTAACTTAGCTGTAAGTAAAAATCCATTATTAAAAACTATATATGATAATCATAGTGTAGTTAGTACTAGCTCAGTTAAAGACCTAAGTGAAGATAAACTATCTGAACTTGGTTATGACTCTACTAAATATGTTAGACCAATTGTAGTTACAAAAACAGATGGTACACAAGAAATTCAAGATTTAGTTGGTACATATGCAGCTAGTGGCTACTTAAAAGAAATGAGAAAAAATAAGTTAGATGATTTAGTATTAAGAGTAAAAGAGAATCAAATGAAAGCTGCGGAAGCTGAAACTGGTGTAACTGTTGCTAAGGGTGAATTATCTACTAATTTAGTTAATGAGTTAAATGCTAAAGTTAAAGCAGGTGAAATGACTACTGAAGAAGCTTGGACTATGCTAAATAATAAGACAAGTGGTAAGTCAGAAATGAAACCTTTTGATATTCAAACAGCAGAATATTTTGGTAAGCTAAAAACTAAAATAAATAACGGAGTTGCAACACCTGAAGAAACAGCTACTTATAATAGTTGGTTAACTAAAGAAGGTGGGTCAGGTGTAGCAGCTAACGAGAAAATATCTATAGATGTTAGTAAACTAGAGAATAAAGGTATTAATTTAGCGGACCCTAAATTTAGTATAGATAAAGTTGATGCTAAAGATAAAGTACTAGTTAATACTGCTATTAGAGACTTAGAAGAAACACCAGGTGGTAAGAAACTAGTTACTAATATTAGTAAGAAACTAGGTGATGGCCTTGGTGCTGTACAAGCAGCTTCAACTAAAATAGCTGATTTAGCTACTAAAGAAAATGTAGAAACTGCGGTAGTTAAAAATCAAATAGATGCTGTTAAGCAATATATTCCTGAAGCACTTAAAGACGTTACAGAAGAGGATTTAAAAGACGTAAACTTTAGACAAGCTTACTTATCGGTTACAGCCACAATGCTTAAAATGCAATCTGGTTTAACTGTATCTGAAGCTGAAGCAAATAGATTTGCAGCATCTATGGGTACTTTAAATAAAAATACTAAAGTTAATATGTCAGGTTTAAAAAATAAAGTAGATGAAATTATTGGTGATTATGAAGCTAATAAATCTTTAGAACCTACTCTGTATAATGCTAAGTATAGGGAACCTATACAAGGTTTAAAAAATGTAAGTGAACAACTTGATAGCTATTTAGGTAATAAGTCTACACCTAACTATAAAGTTGGGCAAAGAGCTCAAGATGCTAATGGAAATGTTCTTATATTCAATGGAAAAGGATGGGTTAAACCATGAAAATAGATATTGAAACACTTAAAGATTCTTTTCAATTAGGTCATGACTCCTATTTTGAGTCTAGACAAGAAGCAATGAAGGTTATGGACATGTACCATAACCGACATTATAGTTCAGAGCAACTATCTATACTTGCACAACGAGGGCAACCACCAGAAACGTTTAATATAGTTAAAATGTTTGGTAGAATGTTACTTGGATACTATTCAACTGTAATTAACACTATTAAAGTTAATCCTGCACAAGTTGATGATATATTAACTGCAGCTATATTACATGATTTGGTTAATGAAACATTTAGAGCAAATAACTTTACTTCAGAAGGTGATAAGATTAAATTAGATGGTATACTTACTGGACTTATGTGTAGTTATGTAAACGTATCTAAAACTGGAGAGCAAGATGAGTTTGGTAGACCTAAGTATAAGATTGAGATTAATCATATACCTGCATTAGAGCTAGTTTTAGACCCTATGAGTAGACTAGATGATTATTCAGATGCTAGATATATACATAGATTTAAATGGATGCCTTCAGAAGAAGTTGAAAAGCAATTTGGTACTGGTACAATAGATAAATTACAAGCATATGATAATCATACTAATATAGCTGAATCACAATTTGAGTATACTTATAATGTAAGATTTCAAGGTAGATATAAACAGTTTGATAATTATCTAATAGTTCATACTATTATTAAAGATGATAATGATAAATGGTGGTCTATATTCTGGTCAGGTGATATTGAGTTATCTAAAAAAGAAATTACTTATAAAGAAGTTAAGAATCCATATAGAGTTCAAAAGTTACATACAAGTAATAAAGTAGAACATTATGGTGTATTTAGAGAAGTAGTAGAAACACAAAATGCTATTAATCAAGCATTATTAAAAATACAACTAATGGTAAATACACAAAAAGTATTTGTAGAAAAGACTGCTATAGAAAACTTAAATGATTTTACTAATCAAGTTAATAGAGTTAATGCAATTATCCCTGTTAAATCATTAGCTGGTATTAAAGTAGAGAACTTAACTAGGGAAGTATTAGACCAATATACTATTATAGATAAAGCATTAGATAGAGTACAAAGAGTACTTGGTATTAATGACTCCTTCTTAGGTATAGCATATGCTAGTGATTCTGGAAGTAAAGTTAAACTACAACAAAATGCATCAGTAGTTGCATTAAGATACGTAACATCTAAAGTAGAAAGCTTTTATAGACTACTTGGATGGGATATTTTAAACTTAATAAAACAATATTATACTGCGCATGATGTTATTAGAATAGCTGATACTTATGAAGGTCAAAAGTGGTTAGAGATTAATGCACCTATGCAAATACCTACTGGAAGAATAAATCCTCAAACTGGACAACCTGAAATGAGATTATTATTTGAAGAAGTACTAGACCCTGAGTCACTAGAACCTATAGAGACTGAAGATGGTTCAATAGTTATGGCACCTATACCTACAAGAGAAAGTGAGATAGCGTTTACAAAAGCTGATATTGAAGTAGATACAGTAGCGTATAATGATGAAGATGAAAGAAATCAAGTTATGTTAGAACAGTTTTTAAATGGCCCTATAGGTAACATACTAAGTCAAGTTAATCCAGTTGGGTACTTTAAAGCAGGTGAATTAGCTATTAGAAATATAAAATCTAAGTATAGTATGGAAATAGGTAATATATTAAATGAAACAGTTCAAATGTTAGGTGGTAATCCTCAAATGCAACAACAAATGCAACAAGGTATGTTACCAGGACAAATGAGTCAAAACCAAGCAGTTAATCAACAAGGTGGAAGACCAACTCAAGGAGGTATGTAATGTATACAGATTTACCAGAAGGTTTTAAAGTTATAGAAGATACAGGTTCAGAACCTGTATCAACTGAGTTACCTAAAGGTTTTAGTTTAATAGATGAACCTAAAGCAAGTAAGCCAGTAAGTACTTTAATGAATCCAGTGCAAGAGAAAAACCCATTTGCTACAGCAAATCAACCTGTTAGTACTGAACCTCAACT